AAATCTACTATCATTGGAGGTGACAGTGCCACCATTACTAAAACTACCACTAAAAGTAACCTCTTTATCTTCAACATAAATTTTTGTAATGCCATTTATTTCCCCCTCACATAATACTAATGCACCATACAAATATTGGTTGTCATTTCCACTTGTTTCTAAAAAAGTGCGAACTCCTCCAACTAAACGTGTTCCATAAATAATAGGAATGTTTGCGTTGTTAGATTGTTTATTAACAAGAACGCCTGTTGCTTCTGCTTCTTGTGTAAATTCTGGTAATTCTGGTTTAGGTGCAATCCAAGATATTGCTTTAGATATAGCAAATCCTGTAATAACAGATTTAATAATTGTTCCAAGTATAGCTGTAAAAAATGCCATTATTTTCTACCCCACAAAATATCTTGAACAGTTAATGCTGAAAATTCCATCGCATTATCACTAGGGAAATAAACTTGTTGACTACCTTGATTTGTTTTTCTTCCAGATACTCTGCTAAAATCTGCGAAGTGAGAAGTACAACTTAATAATAATTTTCCTGTTTCCGTATCAATATTAAAACTTTCTATAAATCCTTTATCATAATTGAATGTATCTATTAAGGCATCATTACTATCAAGTAATCCAATATCAATGGTTACTTCATCATTTGATACATTGTTATTTAAAACAATAGAAACAAACGCACTATCAACAGCAGATAATTCTATTTGAAAGTTTGATACATCTAATTCTGATTTTTCTGCTTTACCACCAATAGACAATAAATGCGAACTAGAAAGATAACTATTCGCATTATGAGTAACGTCTTTATAGTGATTTGTTAGTCTTTGGGGAGTAGGGAATAATATTTCTACAAGAACGATTGGTTTAATAGTCTGATTGAGTATCTCAGACTGTAAGTCACTAGAAAAACCTCTAGTCATTACAACGCCTCAATAAAATCTATTTCGTATCTATATAAATCTAAATCCCCTGTATTAAATTCTTGAATGTCTGATATTAATCTAACTGTAAATTGTACTCCATCATAAGTGACACTTTCGGTATCAGTTAAAGCACTTCGCAGTGGTGGTTCTATTGTTATTGTAGCATCATTAGAACTATCGCCTGTTGCATCTTCTACAACCATATAAACCTTTGAATGACCACCAAACTTTACAAAATCCCCTGCCTTTAGTGTGCCTGTTATTCCTGTTATATCAATGGTGGTATCACCTGCTGAATGGCTACCACTAACAGTAACTGTTCCAGACACATCACCTTTGGCATTCTTTAAATCTGGTAAAGCAATTTGGAATGTTTCTTTTTGACTTCTTTGTTTCATTACAAACGCAAGAACTGGTGCAAATTCACTTCTGTTCATTGGTGGATAACTTGCTGAGAATTTAAATCTTTGTCCATCAACTTGAACTGCAAACATCTTTCCACTGTCAGTAGTAGATGTAATTGTTTTCTGTTCGCTACCAAATCCGATAGACGCAAATTCTGGTGATATTGGATATGTACCTGCCATTAGACTAATGCCTCTTTTCCTTGTCTATTAAGTGCATCATTAATAACATTAATTATAGTGCTACGTCTATTTGTAAGTAATTCGTCAACACCTCTAGCATCAACTGTGTTAATAGTGAAGTTAATATTGGTTGTTCCCGCCATTCCTTTTATTTCATTATTGGGGATAATTGTACCTGCTGTATCTGGTACAAATAATTCTGCTCCTCTTTCACCTACAATACTTGGTCTATTAATAGGCGGTCTGCCACCATCTGCAAATCCTAATACTTTTCCAATACTTCCTATAATTCCACCACCAGAGGCAATACCACTTCCAATTTGGAATGCTTTTTGTAATGTTAATGCAATCCTTTGTCTGATAATTATTCTTAACAAATCAGCTAATAAACTTCTCGCAAAATCTTTAAATGATGCCTTACCAGTCATTAAAGCATCTGTTAATGTATCAGCAAATCCGTCAAATGCTTTAGAACCTAATTTTTGAAAATCATCAGTTGTATTTATTGCTTTAGCCATAGCGTCTTGAAAACCTTTATCAAAATTTTTCAATGCTTCTTTTAATGCTTTTAAATTATCTTCTACTTCTTCAAATCCAATAGTTAGTTCCCTAAAAGGAATTTCATTTAATGATTTATTAACTTGTTGAATTAAAAGATTTATGTTTTCAAATTCTCTTGAATTGGGTTTTAAAGTTTTTTGTAATGCTATTAATTCTTTTTTAAGATAAGAAGCATCATCTTGTATATTATCAAATTCTGGGTCAGCACTATCTTTAAGAAGAAGCATTTTATTTGTTAATTCTTCTACATCTAAAGTTAATTCTTCTAATGATTTATCTTCACCAATTTTGCCAAAAAATTCGTCAAAGAAACCTGTTAATTCTGCAATAGTAACTCCTGCTAACGCACCCAAACCAATTAAATTTTTTGCAGATTTATAATTAAATTTAGTCATAGCAATACTTGCTTTACCAATAGAAATAGCTAAACCAACAAATGCTCTAGACAATCCAAAGACTACTACTGCTAATCCTAATTTCTTAAATGTTTCAAAATTATCATTTACAAACCTAACACCATCAGCAAGTGTAGTAATTGCTGTTGCTAGAGTTTTTCCAACTGCTTCTGCTAAAACCCCTATTTGTTCTTCATTTTCTGCAAAAAATTTATCTAAAGATTCAAATTCACCTTTTAATTCATCAAAAAATTCTTGTGATACTCTTTTTTGAAAAGAGAAATATTTATCCCCTATCATTGATAAAGTACCTTCTAAAGTTTGTGCTAAATCTGTTGTAGCAGTTGCAAATTTTCCATCACCTGCAAACAATTCTTCAAATCTTTTTGCTGTTTCTTCTGCTGTGACTATTGCACCTGCTTTAAAACCTAATAAAGCACGAACACCTCTTTCTCTAAAGATGTCAGCAGATGCGATACCACCAGAAAATGACCTTTGAATTTGGGTTGCAGTAGTTTCAAAATCTAAACCTGTAACAGATGCCACATTACCAGTGATTTCTAATATTCTATTAAGGTCATCAGCATCTTTAGAAACAACTGCTAAGTTACCAGATGCTCTTGATATTTGTGCTAATGAGAATGGTACTTTAGATGCAAATTTAGTTAAATTATTAAGTGCAGTAGCACCTTCTTCTACTGAACCAAATAAGAATTTAAAACGTATTTGTAAACTTTCTGCCTGTTTACCAACATCAACAAAAGATTTTAAAATAGCACCTACACCAAGACCAATAAGTGCATTTTTAAGATTAACTACTGATTTTTTAGTTTCATCTAAATTACTTTGAACCTGTTTTAATGCTTGTCTTGACTTATCTTTAGCAAGAATATCAATATTTAATCTTTTGGTGGACATTATCTTCTTTTACCTTGCATCTTCTGTTTATTCAATGCTTTTTGTTGTTCATCGTGTTTTACCTCATAATAGGCAATCCACAAATTAAATTCTTCTACAGGCATAGATAATATCTCGCCTACAGTTTTATGTAATTGTTCTGCTAGGAAAAAGTGAAATCTGAAATGGTTATCAGTTTCTATTTTTTTTTTAAAGTCTGAAGGTTATCATTTGCTGTTCCTAGTATTTGACTAGCGACCCTACCAATAATATCTGGGTCAACAAATTTCTTCATCTTGATTTTACTTTCAAGGTCAAACATTTTTTCACCATCTTTGGTTTCTGCTTTTTTGATGATAACATCAACAAGAACAGTTAAATCATTATCGTTTGAACCTTTAAAGATTTCTGCTTTTTCTAGTAGCGTAAAAGGTTTGACATAAATGGCATCTTCGCCTGTCAATCCCCACTCCTCAACTTCTATAATTTTAATCTCTTGATGCTTAAAGTGATTTATAGCACCTTCAAGAAAGTCTTTTTTAGACATTCAATTATACAGTTGTAGTGCTTACGCCACCAGAAAATTGTACGTTTATAGTTCTTGAAATAACTCCGTCAAGTGTCACTGCTTGAGATACACCAGTTACAATAGCTGTTCCTGTGTAGTATGTATCACCACTGTCTGCACCTTCTGGATATAAGTTTAAAGTTACTTCAGCACCAACTGTTAATGCACCTTGACCTGTGCTATCTGTTTCGTCCCAGTGGCACTCAACAGTACCAG